ACTTGAAGATTATGCAAAACAATTAAAAATCACAGAAGGAGTATAAGCATATGCAAACAGACGATAAAAAAACTTCTCGTGCGAGTCAAACAAGAGAAAAAACTTCTCGAAAAAAAGTTTGGACTCCACCCTCATCTTTAGATGCACCCCCTTGCCCTGATGGATATCATCAGAGGTGGATAAGGGCCGAGACTATGGGTTTTGATGATACGAAAAACATGGCCGGAAAAATTCGATCAGGATACGAGCTCGTAAGAGCTGATGCATATCTAGGATCGGATTACCCTGTTATCAACGAAGGCAAATACAAGGGAGTGATCGGAGTTGGAGGCCTTTTGCTCGCAAGGATACCGAACGAAATTGTTAAATCACGCGAAGCGTATTTTAATAGAATGACGCAAGACAAAGAAGACGCGATTGAACAAGATCTTATGAAGGAAGAGCACCCAAGTATGCCAATCAATCAAGAGAGGCAGACTCGTGTAACCTTCGGTGGAACAAAGAAGAACTAATTTATTAGCAATTCCTAACCAACGATTTAAATTAACCCGTTCATCTTCGGATGAACAATAGGAGAAAAAACTATGGCTAATCAAGATGCTCCTTTCGGTCTAAGACCGGTAGGAAAACTTAGTGGCAATAGAGATTCCGGCGGAACAACTGAATATAGTATTGCAGCTTGTGCTTCGGCAATATACCAAAACGATCCAGTAAAAATGCTTTGTACTGGTACAATTGGCGTTGCAGCAGCTACTAATACTTTAGTCGGTGCAATCAATGGAGTTTTCTATACAGATGCTACTACTAGCAAACCAACTTTCTCAAGATGGCTAGCAGCCTCAAACTCTGCTACCGATATTGTTGGCTTTGTTAATGATGACCCTTTCACGGTTTTTGAAATCCAATCAGCTGGTTCTGGTGCTCACGCACAAGGCGACGTTGGATCGAATGCAGATTTGGCAACATATGCTGCAGGCGCAGCTCCTGATTATTTATCACAGGTAGAATTAGTTGACACTCAAAGTACAACTACTGCTGTTTGTAGAATAATCGGACTTTCATTAGACCCTGATAACAATGACGTAACCGCAGCTAATGTGAATTGGCGTGTGCTTATTGCAGAACACTTCTATATGACAACTACAGGAATCTAAATTATGGCTATATCACGTAATCAACTAGTTAAAGAACTAGAGCCAGGTTTAAACGCCCTGTTTGGTCTGGAATATAAAAACTATGCAAGCGAGCACGAAGCAATTTTCGATAAGGAAAACTCAGACAGAGCTTTTGAAGAAGAAGTAATGTTATCCGGATTCGGAAGTGCTGCAACTAAACCTGAAGGTCAAGGTGTCAACTACGACGCGGCACAAGAGACTTTCACGGCTCGTTATACGCACAAAACACATGCTTTAGCTTTCTCAATCACTGAAGAAGCGATTGAGGACAATTTGTATGATAGACTTTCGTCTAGATATACAAAAGCACTAGCTAGATCTATGGCTAATGCGAAACAAGTTGAAGCGGCTAATGTTCTTAACAGAGCATTCAACAGTTCATACACTGGTGGAGACAGTAAAGAACTTTGCGCAACTGATCACTCAATCATTTCTGGAACAGAGCAGAACGAATTATCGACTGCTGCTGACTTAAATGAAACATCTTTAGAGCAAGCATTAATTGATATTGCTGCGCTAACTGATGAGAGAGGTCTTAAAATTGCAGCTAAAGGAATGAAATTAATTATTCCTTCTGCGCTACAATTTACTGCAGAGAGACTTATGAAGTCTACACAAAGAGTTGGAACAGCTGATAATGATATCAACGCCGTTGTATCTATGGGAATGATTCCACAGGGTTATACTGTGAATCACTACTTAACTGATACAGATGCGTTTTTCATTAAAACTGATGTTCCTAATGGATTGAAACACTTTGTTAGAGCACCAATCAAAACTGCTATGGAAGGCGATTTTGACACTGGTAATGTTAGATATAAAGCAAGAGAAAGATACAGCTTCGGCTGGTCTGACTGGCGTGGAATATTTGGCTCACCAGGTGCGTAATCACTAAATTAATGTGGCGGGACATAGTTCCGCCACATTTTAAAAATAGAAAGAGAAAATGAAAAAATTCCTCGTAAATATTTGGGCTTATGATTATCACGCTAAATTTGAAGTTTTAGCTGAAGATAATCCCAAATCTCTTGAAGATTCTATCCTTGACAAGCTAGGAGAAAAGTCTATAAAGTGGGAATCAACGGGAATGTACCGAGATACCCGGAGAATAACCTATGAGGAGGTTATATATGACACAAGACCTATACACTACAAAACGGTCCTTGGAGTTAGAGTGGCAACAGGAGTACCTGAAGGAGGGCAAGTATAATATTAATATGTCCTACATTGACAAAAAAATTCAGGAGATTGTTAAAGAGATCATTGCCAAAGAGTTCGAAGAATCTACTCGCCTTAATAAAGTAGATGAATCCAAGGCTCAAGTTTCGATAGCCACTTAAGCGCTATCAAAAATCACTTTTTTTCCTAAGGATACCTTGCACTCAATCAAAAAATAACATATAAATTTATCACTATACAAATTTAAAAAAACTTAAATGTAGACGCGTATAGTCGACATCCCCTAGGGACTACATTTAAATATTCTAGGAGGAATATTATGGCAAACACAACGTTCGCGGGAACAGTAAGAGCGGAATCCGGTCTTAAGGTTTCAGCAAAAGCAGCTGCTACTGGAGCATATACTGACAAATTTACAGTTAGTTGTGCAGGTGCAGTCTGTACTTCAAGCACTTTAGCTGTTACAGGTGTATCAACCTTAACAGGTGCTTTAAAAGCTAACGCTTCTCAAAACTGGATGGGACTTAAAAAATTCCAATCTTTTGCAGGAACTTTAGCTTCAACAAACGCAGCAACTACAGCTTACGGGGACGGTGACGTTCTTGTAGAATTAGGAACTTTAGATACGACAGTACCTTCGGGTCATGTCGCAGCAACTAAGTTCTTTATAGATAAAGCACTAATTGGTATTACAACGGCAGCAGGTCAAACACTTGTTGGTGGATTATCATTAAGTGCTACATCAGGAACAGCGACTAACTCAGCTGTTTCATCAGGAACAGAAATTGTTGGTGCAGGAGTTACTTCGTTTAATTCACAACTTAGTGCAACACAATCTATAACTGAAATTGATGTTAACCTTAACAATTCAGCTGGGAACTATCACATTTTCGTACCAAATGTGACAGCCGCTATTGCAAGTAAATATTTATATGCATTTAGCACAACAGCAGTTAACGCAGACATCACAGCTGGTAGATTTACAGTCTTATTAGAATACACAGTATTTTAATATTAAATAAATTTAAATTAGAGCGGGGCTTCGGCCCCATCTAGTAATCTAGATTAGGAGAATAAGTTATGAGTACATATTCAACGGATATAAAAACAGTTAATATTACAACTGCTACGACTACTACAATCTTTAATGGTCCAGCTAGAGTTTTAGGACTTTCATGGGTTGTACCTACGAATGTTGGAGTTGGAACAATAACAGTGAATGATAATACTACCGCAATGTGGGTTGTTAATACACCCGCTACAAATACTACGAGTCACAAAACTCCATCTCATGGAAGCATAATGTTACCAGGGACAGGGATTAAAGCTGACACAAGTTTGAAAGTAACCAACGCAGTAGTAACACATGTGACCGTTTATTACGGATAGGAGGTAGCAAATGGCTAATACTACTTCCGGAACAGTAACGTTCGACAAGACATTTGCTGTTGATGAAATTATTGAAGAAGCTTATGAGCGAATTGGCTTACAATCTGTTTCAGGATATCAATTAAAAACAGCGAGACGTTCTTTAAATGTAATGTTTCAAGAATGGGGTAATAGAGGTTTGCACTACTGGGAAGTAGGCGACACTAATATTGATCTTATTGAAGGTCAAGCTGAATATACTTTTTATAGAGCATCAGGTGATGGAACTTCTTCAGTAACAGTTGGTGGTACAAGTGGGTCTTCTACTTATGGCATTGCAGATGTTCTTGAAG